AAACTCTAACATTTCAATCCAATCGCAAGAATGGCACATCGGAAGAGCCGAAGTTTGAGCGAGCTAGTGGGCATCCGCTCACTACGGTTGTGAACTCAATGTATTCCCTCATCACCATCACCGCTTGCTACGCGAGCTTGACAGGAGACCACACGGATATGTGGGATAATGTCTTCATCAACACCTACGGGGATGACAATGTCAATTCCGTAGTTGACAACTTGACCGGCGTCTTCAATCAGGTCACGGTGTCAGAGAAGATGAAGGAATTATTTAACATGGATTATACCTCCGACAAGAAGGGCCAAGAGCTCATTCCGTTTGAGGACATAAGTACTGTGACTTTTCTCAAGCGCACATTTAAGCGATGCGATGAGATTGACGGCGGCTGGATAGCGCCACTTGACGTGAATAGCTTCCTTTACGTTCCTTATTGGCTGCGTAGCCATAGGGAAATGAGGACTGCTATGCTTGACAACGTGAAGCACATGCTTGGTGAGCTGAGCTATCACGGAGAACCGCTGTGGTCAAAGTACCACTCTATGTTAGAGAAATGGTACGATGAAAATGACCTTGTAGTCCCTTTTCATTCGCGCGAGTCCGCTTTTCAGTGGATGAAGACGCGAACCTCAGTTTGGTTCTAACATATATACGGGCATTGGGTCGGAAAATATGCTACCGAGCCCCCGATGTTGTCAGGATAACACCTGTGGACATTGTGCCTTACTACTCAGACCATGTCAGAGAACGGTAGCGCTTCCTTGTGCTATGAGTCTAGCCAAGGTCGAACATAGTGACTCCCTGATAATGAACAAATAGTTGATGAAGTGAAGTGTGCCGAAATAGACGGCCTCACTATAAACTCCGCACCCGAAAGCACGGGTGTCATGTCCTTTGTCCAGGAGGCGGGTACGTGCGTCGAAGTTCCGGCGAACGATACTGTCTCTTTTATAGAAGGTACTAGTGATGTGCAAGACCTAAAAGAGTATTTTAGGCGTCCTCGGACGTTAGTTGCCGGAAGTTTGTCTACCGTGCAAACCAACTTGTCTAATTTAACTCTTAATAGATCTAACATATTCGGTACGTATTTTCCGCAGGGCTCCGATCGTTTGGCTGGGGTTGGTGGTTACAGATTTACCATGGTTTTTACTGTGACCGTGGCCGCTAACCCTTTCCATTGCGGCGTAATTGCCGCTTGCTTTCAGTATGATGGCGCGATCGACGATGTAGATCAATACTGCAGGGCAATAAATCCGCAGTTGTGTACCAATCTTCCTCATGTCCGTTTGGATATAGCAGAATCCACAATGTGTCAGCTAAGAGTGCCGTGGAATTATCCGTGGGACTACATGCAAGCTGGTAGTGCTTTGTCATATCCTCTTGGAGTTTTTGGTTTGAACCAAGTATTGGGCGCGCCTACTCTTGTCAGTAGTGCTGCGCCTACATATAGGGTTCTCATGCATTTAGAAGACTTGGAGTTGATTGGTTCTTATCCCATGGAGGAGCAATTTATTACACCTCAGTCTGGAATGAGAGCCAAACAACCTTCCTCTGGATCTTCAGCTATGCTTGGGGAGTCCAAGGGGATGCTTTCGCACGGCTTGAATGTGGCTTCACAGATCACGGGTTATGCTGGTAGTTTGATACCGTCCATGAGCGCGATAAGTGGACCCACTTCGTGGGCTCTTCGTTTGGCGTCTCGGACAGCAGCGGCTTTTGGTTATTCCAAGCCACGTGATGCATCCAAGATAATCCGCCACTTTCGTACTGATTATGTTGGCGAGAATAATGTTGATTTCCCTACTCCAGCGTATTCTTTGGCAGCTACTGCCGAGAACTCGTTAAGAGTTGATGAGACTATGCCCGGTACGGAGGAAGATGCGATGTCTTTGCAATATGTACTGGGCAAATATTCCCAGTTGCATTATTTTGTGATGACAACGTCACAGACCATCAACACTAGATTGTGGGCTTGTGATACAACTCCCAGCAATTTCTGGTTTAGGTCTCGCCTAGCGGTGCCGGTGTGCTCTTTGGCTCCACCTTTGAGCTCCAATACTGCCAATGCAATTTTGCCTACGGGTTTGATGTATTGGGGGCAGTTTTTCCGTCAGTGGAGGGGCGGTATGAAATTTAGATTTACTTTTGCTAAAAATAAATTTTATGCCGGTCGTGTTATAGTGGGTTTTGTACCTTATTCGTTTTTGACGAATGGTAGTACTCCCAATAACACGACGATTCCTGCTGTTGAAACAACTGCGGTTGGACCTCAGCCCTTTTCCTACACGGAGATATGGGATTTGAAGGATAGCAATACCTTTGAGTTCACAGTCCCATACATGAGTCCTTATTTGTGGACCGGTTGTAACTCTTCCACTGGTGGAGTCACTTTGACCGTGTATGATCCGTTGATTACCAATGGGGAATCTTCTACTGCCATCAACGTGTTGGTTGAAGTGGCGGCTTGTGATGATTTCGAGTTTGCTGTTCCTTGTTCGCCTTCGATGGCAGCCTTTCCCAACCAGAGTCCAGTATTGCAGTTGCAATCTGGCTTAAGGGAGAGATTTGCCATTTGTGGCGCTCCAGATGACACCACTGTTGTACCGCCTGAGGAGGAGCCTATCGTTCCGCAATCCACTTTGGGTGTTGTTACTAAGCGTTCAGTTGCTGAGTACACGACTGGGGAGGCTATCACGAGCTTGAAACAGCTTTTGATGCTTCCCACTCAAGTTGGTTGGAATGTGGCTGTTGGTCAGGATCAACGTACAACATTACCACTGTTTATGTACACTCCGCGTGTTGCCACGGCTTTGCCTATGGCGAGTACGACTACTGCTTATTTCCTGAATGGACGTCAAGCCCTGATATCGACATGCTTTGCCTATTACCAGGGCACGACCAATTATGATATATACACACGTGCTCCAAATACGCTTACTAGAGTGTATTACACGCCAACTGACGGGGGGGTTGCACCCCCAAATAGCTTTAGCTTGTACAGTGGTGGTACAGTGGAGGGTGGCCTAAAAGTACAGACGGGAGAGAACAGTTTGCACGTTCAAGCTCCCACCTATGGTTGGTACCCTCGCCTGAGTGTGAGGAGACAGTACCTAGCAACTGATGTTGGCCGGAACTTCGCACCTGGTGGTGCTATGGTGACTGCCAACAACACGTATGCTGTGCCTACGTTGCAGGTTGCAACCGGCACGGTGGCGTCACGCATTATTTTGTCTGTATCTGCAGGCGATGATGCGAGATTGGCCACGTACTTAGGCCCGCCTCCAATAATAATCTTTGGAACGGCACAGTCCGTTAGTCCTTGGTTAGGAACAGTTCTGTGAGTGCACACTGCGTTGGAACGCATTGTAGCACACTATGTATTGAGCTGGATTGCTCTACTTGGTGTGTTGTTTTCCGAAACCACGCTGTGATTTGTGCACTTGTGTGCAGATTATTCTTTACCTAGTCTGTGGACTAGAGGTTCGTATTACCTAGCTTTTATGCTGAAAGTACTGATTTGGCTTTGCCATGTACCTCGTGTGGGTTATCCCCACACCGGGACGTGGTAGGGCCCGCCATGCACCGAATTGAGTAGGTGATTAGGCGTGGGTGTTTTAAGAAACGTCCAGCTCTTCGAGCGAATTTTCTTTTTGGATTTTCGTCAAGAAGGGCAAACCAGATAAATAAACTTGGCTGGTGCAACTTTGTTGCCAGCATCGTGGATCGTATGGAATGCGGTTTGCGCCCCTTCCCCGGCCAAGTTGGCCTGGGTCGAATTAGAGAGCCCGGGCGCAAACGACTGCAAACATTTCACCATGATGTTTGCCCGGTATGTGGTGCGTGCACACTTGTGCGCACCACGTATTTTTCTT